GTCCTCTTCGCTTTGAAGAGGGTGTCGCAACTGACACCGATGTTCCTAATGACTTTGCACAAGGCGCATACATGGACACCGCTCCAGCACCAGGTCGCATGAACCATAACAACTCAGAGATGTTCTACAAGCACGCAGCGCAGACAATGCAAGAGCGTGCTCATGTAGGTGCCGCTTCATGGATTGAAGCCCCTACGGTCCTCTCAGAGTTCGTACAAGGCGCTGTAGCAGGCGATGGCATGCCATCCTTTGAGTATGAGTACAACACGGGTGGACACATGAACCGTCCAAACCCAACTGTAGTTTACGACTAAATAATGGAATACGGCGAAGCACCAAGTCCTGGTGCCGCCGAAGACTCTGAGCCTACGCCGTACCAAACGTCACTGCGTATCCAGAGTGCTGAAGGTGGTATACCTATTGCAGCCGTTTACGCTGGTTTTAAAACTACGTATAACTTTAAACCTGCGGCTGCTGCTAGGCGCATGGCTTTTGCAGAGGCTGCGACACATTACAAATACTTTGAAGCGGCTACAGCCATTCATAACCCTTTTGTACCACCACGCCGTAGTCCAAAAGGCGGTATTGACCGCCAGCGCCGTTTAACAGGTAATGGTGAAATCTTCACAGACCCGCTAGATGCTTTCAAGCCTCAACGGTTTAAATCTACAAAACTCAATGACCCTTCACGCCTGACTTACAAATCAGGTGGACCAAGTCGTTGGGAGAAAAAAGGACGGTCTTCGTACCGTGCCGCAAACCCCGAAAACGTTGATGGAGTACCAGACTGATGGCAAAAGAATGGCTAGAGGATGTCCTTAAACAAGTACAACCCCGTGATATTGAAAAAGTAGATTTATCAAAGGCTCAAGCAGAGTTTGCTAGGATATCCAGAACTACTGAAAATCCTAAGCGCCCTGGACGTTTTGGAAGTCAAACCCCATCATTTCTTTCTAACAGCATAAAGTTTGAAAAAGGACGCACTGCTTCTGGGTTGATTGTACCCCGTGTGAGCGCTCGTGGTATGTACCTTATACCTGCTGGTAAAGAAGGCACAATGGACTGCTGTAAAGATAAGACTGCGGGATGCGCAGCAAGTTGCTTACATGACTCAGGTTTTCAAGACCTTGCAAATCAAACTGCTAGAAACACAATGTTGGAGAGAAACCCCGCAGAAGGGTTGGCTCTTATAAATGACGAAATACATTCACTTTTTGTTGAAGCAGAAAACAACCCTGCAAGAAAAGGTGGACCACTTCTTCCGTCTGTCCGCCTTGACGCTACTAGTGAATTACACCTTGATGATTCAGATATCGGTGATGTACTTTATGGTGGGTGGAAAGGCGAGCGCCAAGAAGTTCATACCGAAGGACAGTTTAAAGGGTTTCCTCGTATGATTGGTAGTGAGTACGGTAAAAGGTTTGCAAAAAACCCATTAGGACGTACTGGTATGCCTGCTAGTCGCCAACCTAACGTTACTCGTGTTGCCTCTTGGAACGAAGGTTTACATGTAGATAGAGCAAGAGAAATCATTCTTGGTGGCAATGATATTACAGGACCAAATACGGGTGCAAAAAAGGCTCGTAAAGTTGAAGGAGAACGGATTGCGGATGTTCCTTTTAAAGGTGGTTCTTTACCCCTTCCTGTAGTTAATTATGACGAACATGACATCACTGGAATTCGTGAGCAGACAGGCTCTTTTGGTGAACTTTCTGTAAAGCATCCTGGCTTTGCAAAACGTACCGATGAAAATACACAAAAGTCAAAATCTTTTTTAATTAATGTTCCCACTACACCAGTAGCAGAACGTGAAGCCGCTATTAGAGAGGGTCGTGCCGAACCTGTGTTTGCTCGTCCTACTCCCGTTTCTATCCGTCCTTCTCGTAGCGCCGCTTTCCGAGGATAACTTATGGACCCCGCAATTGCTTCCATTGTTGTCGCCCTTATTGGTCTCTTTGGAACTATTGCTGGCCTTGCTATAAAAGAGTTTAAAGACATGAAGAATAAGAACTCTGCTGACCACGGTGCGGTCATGATAAAACTAAACAAAGTTCAAGACACTGTGGAAAAAGTTGGGGACAGACTTAACTACCACATTGATACACATCAAAAGAATTAATCTGCTAACATAATCCTGACCACAATCATGTACTAGTTCATGATTCGGAATAAGGTTAGGAAATATGGATAACAAAAAGCCCATGAGCCTCACAGAGGCTTTTGCTAATCCAAAAGCGGGAAGAGATAACACTGACTGCAAGTTGATGCGTATCCGCCCAAATTTGGATTCACAAGACCAAGAAACTCTTGACAGAGTTGTAGACGCAATCCGCTCAGATATTGGTAACGGTAAATCAAAAACATATAGTGTTTCATGGTTGCATCGTGTTCTTAAAAACTTAGGACAATCAATATCCACAAGCAGTATCCAACGACACATTAATGAAAGTTGTGGATGTGGGACAACTGACTGAACAGTTCAACCCACAGTTTGGTCCATCATGGGACCCAGTACGCCAAGGTCCTGCAATCAAACTTCCAAAAGTTACTGTAAAGTACACGCTTTCTGATTGGAAGAAATGTGTTGTACTACCTGACATTCAAGCAGGGTTCTTTAGAGGGCGAGATGGGAACCTAACACCTACTCATGACCCTCTTGCTATTTCATATGCAGTAGCAGTTGTTAAAGCAGAAAAGCCTGACATCATTGCGTTAAATGGTGACAACACAGACTTTCCAGAATTTGGTAAGTACCGTCTGAGCCCTGCGTATGCTTTGACTACACAAGCAACAATTGACTACATGACTACGCTTTGTGCACAACTACGAGATGCTGCACCGCATGCTCGCATTGTTTGGATTGAAGGTAACCACGAAGCACGCCTTGCAAACTCAATCTTAGACAATGCAAAAGCATCTTTTGGATTAAAGCAAGGTAACAGGCCAGATAGTTTTCCTGTGCTCTCTGTGCCTTTCCTGTGCCGTTTGGATGAGTTTGGTGTTGAATACCTTGCTGGATATCCTGCAAGCCAACTTTGGTTAAACAACCGCATTAAAGTTATTCATGGTCACAAAGTTGCTTCAGGTGGTTCTACTGCTCACAAGTACTTAGGTACAGAGAAAGTTTCTGTTGTGTACGGACATATCCATCGCCGTGAATGGGCAGAACGCACACGCCAAGATTGGGATGGAGCAAAAACAGTTGCTGCTATTTCATTTGGTTGTCTTGCTCGTGTATCAGGCGAAGTACCTTCAACTAAAGGTGGTATTGACCTTGATGGTCGTCCACTCACAATTGTGGAAGACTGGCAACAAGGCTTGGGAATCATTCACTACAAAGAAGGTGACGGTCCGTTTCATCCTGAAATGCTTCCAATCCACGATGGAACAATGTTCTATAAAGGAAAAGTGTTCGGAGAATGACAACTATTGTTGGAATACAGGGTGACGGTTACGCCATAATTGCTAACGATTCACGCATTTCGGATACTGACTCAAATGGGTTTGTATCACGAATATCTACAGTGCGCCCTGGTTCTGGCAAAGTTGCCAAAAACGGCAAATACATTATTGGAGCGGCTGGAGACATGCGTGCAATTAACCTTTTGCACCATGTCTTTAACCCTCCAGCACCTCCCGCAACTCTTCTTGGAGTGCGGTTAGACAAGTTTTTTACTTCAAAGTTCATTCCTGATTTACGAGAATGCTTTGATTCACAAGGTTATTCTGCCCCTACAAATGACCAATCAGACCACATTGCAGAACAAGGGTCATCAATCCTTGTTGCTATCCACGGTGTCATCTACGTCATTGATAGTGATTACTCGTGGGCTTCGGACAATAATGGTCTCTACGGGTTGGGGACGGGGGGACCATACGCACTGGGTGCTCTTAAGGCTCTTTTTCCCAAGAAGAAGTTGACTGCTACCCAAGCGAAGAGTCTTGCCTTGAAGGCCCTTACCGTTGCGGCTCATTACGACCCTCATACAGGTCCTCCATTCTATGCGCAGATTCAAGAGCAGTAAGTCTCTAGATACAGTATTATTAAAGGATACCCTATCACAAGGAGCATTCATGGCTACGAAGAATCAACAGGTCGCAGACCAAACTCTAAAGGGTGCAGTTGTTGGCGCACTCTCATACTTCCTTGCTAAGGCAAACATTGACCCAGGCGCACAGGCTGCAATCATGCCACTTGTTATTACAGGTCTTGCATATGCAAGCACACTTGTTGGTGACAAAGGAACTGCTAACTTCCTTACCAAGGCATCACAGGAACTTCCTGAACTTGTAAAAGAAGTAACTGTTGCTGTTGAAGAAAAAAAAGAAGCCGCTAAGAAGGCTCCAGCCAAAAAGGCAGCCGCTAAGAAAACTGCTCAGTAAAACTGTAGTAAGGTCTAACCCATGGCAGTTGACTTCTGGTCACCATCGTATAGAGCAGCATCAGGCGACCTAACAGTTGCCATTAGCCCGTTAGGGCTAGTAGAACTTGCTGACGAAGAGTTTGAGGTCCATGGACCACGCCTAAACCGCTACTCAGCCGCATGGGCTTGGTACCTCGGTCACCACTGGTCTTATCGCCGTGAGATGGGCGAATCACAGTTCTATATGAACTATGTCCGCACCATGTCGGACTACATTACCAACTTTTGTTTTGGCAAAGGTATTCAATTTCATGTCCCTGAACAAAATGCTGCTGTAATTCCACCACTTCTTCACAAAGTATGGGATGGCGATAACAACAAGAATTATGTTCTTTGGGAAATGGGACAACTAGCGTCAGTAACAGGCGATTGCTTCGTAAAGGTTGCTTACGAAGAGCCTTATGTGGATTCTGTGGGCTTGCAGCATGAGGGGCGTATTCGTATTATCCCTCTTAACCCAGCGCATTGTTTCCCTGAATACCACCCACATGACCGTGACCGCTTGATTCGTTTTAAACTTAAATATCGTTTTTGGGGAACATCTCCTGAAGGTACTCGGCAGGTTTACACTTTCGTTGAAATCTTGTCTGACGATATGGTTCAACAGTTTGTTAACGATGAACTAATTGACCAATACCCTAATGCTTTGGGTCAAATCCCTGTTGTACACATTCCTAACTCAACCATTTCCTCTTCTCCTTGGGGTCAGTCAGATATCTGGGATATCATCCCACTTAACCGTGAACTTAATGAAAAAATGACTGAAGTTTCAGACATCATTAACTACCACGCTGCTCCTGTAACAATCATTACTGGTGCTAAGGCTTCTCAACTAGAGCGTGGACCTAAGAAGGTTTGGGCTGGTCTTCCTAAAGATGCCAACGTATTCAACCTTGAATCTCGTGGTGAGATGTCAGGTGCTTTGGAATACGTCAATTTCATTAAGCGCACAATGCATGAAATTACAGGCGTTCCTGAAACTGCTCTTGGGCAAATGCAACCTATTTCTAACACTTCTGGTGTGGCTCTGGCTATTCAGTATCAGCCAATGATGAACCGTTACAGTATGAAAAAGATTCACTTTACTAAGGGTCTTGAACGTGTTAACGAAATCATTATTCGTACTGCCGCAATCTTTGAACCTTGGTTGTTGACATACGACCCAAGTAAGGCTTCAGAACCAGAACGTGACCAACTTCCACAGTTAGACCCTGCTGACCCACTAACTTATAAAACAACCATTCATTGGCCTGAACCACTTCCTATTGACGTTCTCATCAAATTGAATGAAGTCCAGTCCAAGATGTCTCTTGGGCTTGAATCAAAGGAAGGCGCTCTGCGTATTCTTGGTGAAGAGTTTCCACGTGAAAAGTTGGCAGAAATATTTGAAGAACTGCAAGATGACGCTATTGACCAAGGTGCCTTGGACATGATGCGTGCGCAGATTCAGCAAGCCATCATGCTTGCTACTGGAATGGTTACACAGCCTGACGGAGGTGCCCAGCCT